GATTGGCATAGAGTTATAAAAGGAACAGATAGGTTATTAATAAAGATCAGTAAATAATGAAAGACTTACTATACATTGTAATAGGGATAGTTGCAGGCGCTTGGATATACTCAAAATACTTTAGTAAAAAGCCACAATCTCTACCAGACACTTCTGTTTATGAAAACAGGATAGATTCTTTACAGAAAGCTATTATAGCTGATAAAGCTAAACTTACAACTTATGATTCTATAGCAACAGCTCAAGAAACTAAGATTGCAAAATTGAATAAGAAATTACAAGATATAGCTGATGAAGCTGCTCAACAACAAAAACAACATGAAGAAGATATTCAGCGTATTGGCGCTATGTCTAATAATGACATCGCCTCTACATTCGCAGAAAGTTTTAAATGATACCTGCTGTGTACCTTGCCAGGCATTGCGCAAAGCTCTGATAATGAAATCAGAGAAAGAGTTATTAGAGAAGAAACTTAAAAATACTAGAGATACTATCAGTGTTTACTCTGAAGCTTTACTTGCTAAAGATACTATAATAACAGCACGAGATAGTTCTATTGCTGTCTATATCCGTAATGAAGGGCGTCATAATGAAATTATAAACAATAAGGACTCTATTATTACAACATACGGGCAAGAAATACAGAATCAAAAGAACCAAAAAATAGGTGTTATTATAGCTCTAGTAATAACTATTCTAACTTGGACATTAACTAGTTTATGAGTTCACCAGACTTAAAACAAATTATTCGACAGGAATATGTAAAGTGTGCTGTAGATCCGGTGCATTTTATGAAAAAATACTGCTATATCCAGCACCCACAACGTGGTAGAATCTTCTTCCAACTGTACCCATTTCAAGAAAAAGTATTAACTCACTTTCAAAATAACCCATACTCAATCGTTTTAAAATCAAGACAGTTAGGATTATCGACTCTTGCTGCTGGATATTCACTATGGTTGATGCTTTTTCATAAAGATAAGAACGTACTAACCCTAGCAACTACTCAAGCTACTGCCCGGAACCTAGTAACAAAGGTTCAATTTATGTATGATAACCTCCCAACATGGTTAAAGATAGATGCAGTAGAGAAAAACAAATTAAGCTTAAGGTTATCTAACGGATCTAAAATTACAGCTAAATCTTCAAACTCGGATTCTGCCCGTTCAGAAGCAGTATCGTTACTACTAGTAGACGAGGCAGCCTTTATTGAAAACATTGCAGAGACATGGGCATCAGCACAACAGACACTTGCAACAGGGGGAGGAGCAATTATACTTTCAACACCGTATGGTACCGGTAACTGGTTTCACCAGACATGGGTTAAAGCCGAACAAGGAGATAATAACTTTTTACCGATCAAACTACCATGGTACGTTCACCCAGAGCGTGATCAGACTTGGAGAGATGCACAAGATGCTTTATTAGGAGATCCAAGACTTGCAGCACAGGAGTGTGATTGTTTATGGGGCCCGACTCTAGTCACTGTACAGGATATACAAACAGGAGAAGAAAAAATAATATCTTTAGAAGATTTATATTGGGAATTACAAGAATGTGACTATTTATAATAGGAAGACCTTCTTGAGCATTATGAATCAAAGTCAAAGAACAAAAAAAAGCTGGGAAAAAAGAAAACAGGAAATACACGCTGCAGGAGTATACACTCGACAAGAAACCGTGGAGAAATTAATGCAGGACGGGTATTACAAAACACTTAAAGGTAAAGCTAAAAACAGGACACTGAGTAAGGAGAATAAAAAACTGTTTAACTCAATATATAAACACACAGAGGAACTGGAGAAAACCTTTAGAGACCAGGGAGCATATAAAATTAACTACAGCTTTTACTATAGGATTTTATTTTTAGTAGAACACAACTCAAACTTAGACCAACTAAAATGTAAATGCGGTAGAAAGTATACATGGACAACCTACTGCAGGCACTGCCCAGAATACAAAAAAACATTTGCAGGTAAAAAACATACAGAAGGTACAAAGCTAAAAATGAGAATATCGGCATTAAACTACCTAGAAGAAGCTAAAGGGCAGCTGATGCCAAGGTATAATAAGCAAAGCATTCCTGTTATAGAGGCATACGGTAAAAAACACGGGTATAAATTTATGCATGCTGAAAACGGGGGAGAGTATTTTATAAGAGAGCTTGGCTATTTTTTGGATGCCTATGATCCTATTCAGAATATTGCTCTAGAAGTTGATGAGAAACATCATTTTAACAACAATGGGGAAATAAGAGAACGTGATTTAGAGAGACAAAAACAAATTGAAAACCTACTAGGGTGTACCTTTATAAGAATAAAGCATGATAACACTTTATAAAAACCAGAAATATAAAATAAAAACCCCGGATGGGTATCAATTTTTCGAAGGAATAAGACGAACAACTAAGGATAAAGTTCTCATAGTTGAGTTTACAGACGGCACAAAAACAGAATGTTCGGAAGAGCATATCTTTGTAGTTGGTACGGAACAAATCCTTGCAAAAAATTTAAAACAAGGTACCAAACTTAGTTCAACAAAGGAGGTAGGCAGTGTTAGAGCCGGGGGAACTTCTAAATTTTTGTACGATCTTGTACAGGTAGGTACAGAACATATCTACATAACAGATGGATTCGTGTCACACAACTGTGATTTTGCTACATCTGGAGATACAGTATTCTAGGGGAATACATGGAGTTCTACGAACAGACCTATATGAAAGAGCCCCTAGAGAGAAGAGGTGTAGATAGGAATTTATGGATATGGGAACCTGTAGATTACTCTAGAAGCTACATGGTTATTGCTGACGTAGCAAGAGGAGATGGTAAAGATTATTCTGCTTTCCATATATTAGATATCGAGAACAATACACAAGTAGGAGAGTATAGGGGACAATTACCCCCTAAAGAATTTGGACACCTTTTAGTAGGGGTAGCCACAGAGTACAATACAGCACTACTGGTAGTAGAAAATGCAAATATTGGATGGTCTACTATTGAAACTATTTTAGAAAGAGCTTATTCAAACCTATACTATTCTCCAAGATCAGGTAATGTTTCTGCAGATTCTTATTTCGATCAATATGATCAGAGTTCAAACATGGTACCTGGATTTACTATGAATTCAAGAACTAGACCGTTAGTCATTGGCAAATTTCAAGAATACTTTAATGAGAAAGCTGTGATTATACAGTCTAAACGTTTAATGGAAGAGATGAAGGTCTTTGTTTGGAAAAATGGACGAGCAGAAGCACAAGGAGGTTATAATGATGACTTGGTGATGTCTTTCGGAACAGCTATGTATGTCAGGGATACTGCTTTAAAGTATAGACAGCAGGGATTAGACCTAACACGTAATGCCCTTAATAATATAACAGTTACAAAAGCACCGCATCAAGCCGTTTATATGCCTACAAATTTTCAAAATCCTAATCTAATAGACAACCACAAAGGAGGTCAAGAAGATATTTCTTGGATATATAAATAAAAGTAACTGGCTTTCTTTCCTATTTATACTTATATTGTTGATTACACATGGCAGATACCAGTATACTTAGCAGACTACGTAGATTATTTTCTACTGATGTTATTATTAGAAACGTCGGAGGAGAACAACTAAAAGTTGCTGACACCAATCAAATTCAAATGTCCGGAGAGTTGGAAAATAACTCTCTTTTTTCTAGATACAATAGAATATACACGACATCCCCAACATCCCTCTACGGATACCAATCATCATTTAACTACCAGACTTTAAGAACCCAATTGTATTCTGAGTATGATGCTATGGATACTGATGCAATTATTGCTTCAGCTCTAGACATTCTTTCAGAAGAATCTACCTTGAAAAACGATATGGGGGAGGTTTTGCATATCCGATCTACAGATGAAAATATTCAAAAGATTTTATACAATTTATTCTACGACGTATTAAATGTTGAATTTAATTTAAGCTGGTGGATTAGAAATATGTGTAAGTATGGAGATTTTTTCTTAAAATTAGAAATCTCTGAGAAGTTTGGAGTCTACAATGTCATTCCTTTTTCTGCATTTAATATAGAAAGACAAGAAGGTTACGACCCAGAAAACCCAATGAAGGTACGATTCAGGTACGACCCTGATGGACTTGCAGCAGATACTTATGGATATTTTAAGCTACCTAATCAAAACGATAGCAAATCCCTTTACTTCGATAACTATGAGATAGCACACTTCAGATTACTAACAGATATCAACTTCTTACCTTATGGCCGTTCTTATATTGAACCTGCTAGAAAGTTATTCAAGCAGTATACCTTAATGGAGGATGCAATGTTAGTACACAGGATTGTAAGAGCTCCTGAGAAGCGTATTTTCTATATGAACGTAGGTGGTATCCCTCCTACAGAAGTAGAGAACTTTATGCAGAAAGCTATCTCTAAGATGAAACGTACCCCTTATATTGATCAAACAACCGGTGAATATAATCTTAAGTATAACATGCAGAACCTTATGGAGGATTTCTACATTCCTGTGAGAGGTAATGACACTTCAACTAAGATTGATACTTTAGGGGGTTTGCAGTATGACGGTATAACGGACGTTACATACCTAAGAGACAAGTTATTTGCTGCTTTGAGAATTCCAAAAGCATTTTTAGGTTATGATGAGAACGTTCAAGGTAAAGCAACACTTGCTGCTGAAGATATTCGCTTTGGTAGAACAGTAGAGAAAATACAGAGAATCATTACTTCAGAACTATATAAGATTGCTTTTGTGCATCTATATACACAAGGTTATACAGAAGAGGGGTTGACTAACTTTGAAATTTCTTTAACTACTCCATCTATTATTTACGACCAAGAAAGAGTAGCTTTAATGAAAGAAAAAATGGAGTTAGTAAACTCTATGATGGATTCTCAACTATTCTCTTCTGATTGGATTTATGATAATATATTCCACTTAAGCCAAGATGAATACGCAGAAATGAGAGACCTTGCTCTACAAGATGCTAAACGTAAATTCCGTATGTCGCAGATCGAAAACGAAGGAAACGATCCTTTGGAGACTGGTAAATCTTTTGGAACTCCACATGATATTGCAACAGCTTACGGCAAAGGTAGGGTATACGAGAGACCAGGTAACGTACCGGATGGCTATAATGAGGACGAACCTACTTTAGGTCGCCCTAAAGAAAAAGCATCTCATTACGGAACTCAAAACGACCCTCTAGGTCAGGATAGAATCGGCAAAGTAGGTATGAAGACTGATGACCAGCAGGGATACGGTAGAGATAAATCAGCACCATTTGCTATGGAAACAAAGAAGCATTTCTACAAATACCAGAACATTTTAGATTCTATGACAGAGAAAAAAGTATTGCTATTTGAAGCAGAAAAAACAGCAGAGAATATGCTGGATGAGAGTCAATTAAGAGAAGAGATTTAATACTATATTTATTATAAACCATACATTGATGTCAATCAAGCATTCAAAATACAGAAATACTGGACTTCTTTTCGAACTGCTGGTGAGACAGGTTACTTCTGATACTTTAGAAGGAAAAAAATCACCCGCAATCAACATACTTAAGAAATATTTCGTTAATACTGAATTAGGTAAGGAGTATCGTTTATATGAACAGTTAACTTTACGTAAGTCTTTAACAGAAGCTAAAGCTGAGATCATTATTAACACTCTAGTAGAAGCTTCAACTAAGTTGAAAAGAGCTGAAATTAGAAAACAAAAATATAACCTAGTTAAGGAAATTAAAAATAACTACGATTTAGAAAATTTCTTCAAAGCTAAGGTTAATAATTATAAGATTTATGCTGCTCTGAACAACTTGATTGAAAATCAGTCTTTAGAGGATGTAAAACCTTCGGCGGTAATCAACAACAAACTTACATTACTAGAACACTTAACCGCCACCCCGGTTAAACAACCTGTAGATGAGTTAGTAGCAGAATACAAAACCTACAGTAAGGATGTACGCATCTTGACTTACCAAATGCTTTTAGAGAAGTTTAATGAGAAGTATGATCATTTAAACACAAAACAAAAAGAAGTACTTCGCCAGGTCATTAATTCAGTAGACAACACCGACAAATTAAAAGACTATTACAATAGCCAAATCTTAGAGATACAAAAAATATTAGCAAAAAAACAAACCACAGTAGTTAATGAAGTAGTAAAAATTAAGCTACAAGAAGTGAGTAAATATATCAAGCCATTAGAAAAGACAGAAAAACTAACTAATGATTGTGTAATCAACCTATTACAGTATTACGAACTACTTAACGAACTTTAATTATGACTAGAACTGAATTCAAACAAAAACTCAAGGAAATGATTAAAGAAGAATCAGCTTCCGGTGCTGCTGGAGGGTATAGTACCCCGTATGCATTCAATCCAAATAAGAATGCTCAAGGCACTTCCCGTAATTACTACTTAAAGATGGGTTGGAAATTAGTTAATAAAGCTAAAACCAGAAAAGCAGCTAAGGGAATGGAGT